AGCTGTTCCCCCCGCTGCACACCCTGGGCAAGGACCAGCAGCCGATCGAGAACATCCTCAGCAATGCCTTCGTCATCCGTTATGGCAGGTTCGATTACTTCAGCGGCGGCGACCTCAGCGACGAGCGCGTCGCCCTGCCCGATGGCGACGGCGCCTGGCAACAGGTGGAACGGCCGGTGGCCGAAGCCGCCGGCCCGGTCGATGCGATGAAGGCCAACCACCACGGCAGTTGGGATGCCAACAGCGCCGCGTTCCTGGCGGCGCTGCGCCCGCGCGTGATCGTGGTGACCGCGCGCGCCGAAGGCCACCCGGCGGTGAACACCTGGCACCGGCTCACCTCGAAGGCGCTGTGGCCCGGCGAGCGCGACATCTTCGTCACCCACGTATCCGAGGCCACCGCGCGCACCACCTACGGCATCGAGCGGCAGGCGCGCAGCACCCAGGGCCACGTGGTGATCCGCACCGCCCCGGGCGGCGACAGCTACCGCGTGTTCGTGCTCGATGACGGCGACGAGCGGATGCGGGTCAAGGCGGTGTTCGGCCCCTACGCCGCGCAGTGAGCGCAACCGGGCGCATCGCGCAACCCGCGGCACGTCCCGGACGGCGGGCGATCCAGACCGCAGGCGGCAAAACGCAAAAGACCGGCCTGGGGCCGGTCTTCATGCGTTGCAACAATGTCTTGGTGGGCGGTGCAGGGTTCGAACCTGCGACCCTTGCCGTGTGAAGGACAAGAAAGGCCCTTGTGCCGCAAGGGCTTCGTCCACAACCCCTTGTTTTTAGGCTTCATTGCGTCCGGTTGGATTTCGCTACACACTTCAATCTGCTGTTACCGTGCAGTTACGAGCCCATGAAGCAGTCCAAACGCCTCACCCCTTCTGCGGTTGAATCGGCCAAGCCGGAGGCGGCGCCCTATCGCATCTGGGACACCACCGTCCCGCAACTTCACCTGCGCGTGCAGCCGTCAGGGGTCAAAAGCTGGAACGTCCAGTGGAGCCGTACCAGCACCCGGGCGCTGGGCAAGTGGCCTGGCGTAACAGTCGAGGCAGCCCGCACCAAGGCGCGCGCTGTTCTTGCGGAGACAGACCAGCATGGTGCCCCGCTGGCCGTCGTCACCCCCAAGAGCGAACTCACCGTTGCGGACGCCTGCCGCGACTACGTGAAAGGGCTCACCAAGGACGGGCGCAAGGCCGCGGCAGATGACGCCGCGCGGCGGTTTGAGCGGTGCCTGTACGGCGACAAGCTGGGCAAGGTGCGGCTCAAGGACCTGCACCAGGACCACATCGAAGCCTGGCGCGACCGCGTGGAGAAAGGCGACCTCCCACCGCTGGCCGCGAAGCGTGGTCGACCACCCACGGCGAAGCCCTTGGCGAAGGCCAGCGTCAACCGCATGCGCACGGTGCTGGTGGCCGCCCTGAACTACGCCGTCGCGCGCCGCAAGGCGTCCCCGGATGTGGCCTTCGAATGGGCGTCCGTGAAGCCACTGCAGGACGCCAGCCGGCGCCGGGGGCTGTACCTGGAGGTTGAGCAGCGGCGCGCGCTGCTGGAAGCCGCCCAGGAGGCCGTGCGCGACCTGATCGAATGCGTGGCGCTCACCGGCTGCCGGCCGGGCGACCCTGCCCTATGCCTGCGCTCGGACTACGACGGGCGCACCGGAAGCGTTCGGTTCCGTAGCAAGGGCCATGACCGCACCATCCCGCTCTCCCCTGCCGCTATGGCGCTGTTCGACCGCCTGGCGAAGGGGAAGCTGCCCAAGGCGCACCTGTTCACCCAGGACGGCCAGAGGGCGTGGACGGCCGATGCGTGGAGCGAGCCGGTCCGCGAAGCCGCTGCGCGCGCTGGGCTACCTGCTGGCGTCACGCTCTACACGCTCCGGCACTGCTGGATCACCGACGCCATCGTGGGCGGCATGGACCTGCTGACGGTGGCGAAGCTGGCCGGCACGTCGCTGGCAATGATCGAGAAGCACTACGGGCACTTGGTTCAGGGCGCGGCGCGCGACAAGTTGGCCCAGGTTCGGTTCCTGTAACCACGCCAATCAGCGTGACCAGGCATCTATTTCTTGAGCAGCCGATCTACCGACTTGGTTAGCGTAGACACCGTGCTGTTCAGCGCAGCAAGAGATTCACGATTTTCCTCCATCTCTTCAGTGCGCCGCTTCAATTCGGCCTGAAGCCCTTCTGCAACCTGGCGCCATTGCTCGGCCAGGCTCATCGCCTCCTTCGTCATCTGGATTTGCTGAAGGAGCATGTCATTGCCCTCAAATCCCTGCTCGATCCTGTGGACTATCTCGGCCGATAGCGAGCGTCCGGCCGCTGCTGCTTGACCTTCGAGCTTCGCCTTCAACTCGGCGGGAAGGCGCAATTTGAATTGGGTGTCAGGACTGTTCATCCCCGCATGTTGGACCACACTGGTCCTTGACCGCAACGGACCATTGTGGTCCACTGCGCTCAACGGACCACTTTGGTCCTTGCCAGGAGCAGTGATGAAAGCCCAACCCGAACGCCTCAGCTACACGACCGATGAAGCTTGCGCGGCCACCGGCCTGAACCGAACCGCTCTCTATCGAGAGATGGTCGCCGGCCACATCAAGACCTTCAAGGTGGGAAAGCGCCGCATGGTGTCGGCCCGCGCGCTGCGCGAGTTCATCGAAGCCCGGGAGAAAGCGGCAACCAGCGGCGCGGCCGCGTGAGGGGACGCCCATGCCCCCTAAGCCTGAACTAGAAACGGCCCAGGAGCGCCAACTCCTGAGCCGTGGAAGCCAAGACCGAACCCTACCAAGGAACGCTCTGACCATGGATCACATCGTACACCAAGCCGGCCCGGGCGCAATCGGGCAATCCTCCCCTGACATGTCAGGGAATACCTACGCCAGCAGGCCAAACAGGTACGCCCCGCAGTTCTGCGATTGCTGCAACCGGCCCGTCGGCTACTTCGACGTTCAGCGCACCACGTCCCGCTTTGAGTGCGGGGAGCTGCCCTCCTACGTCTGCTATGCGTGCCTGGCCCCCTACCCGGACGGGGAGCCGAGCGCGCTGCGCATCCGCTGGATCATCGCTCGCGCTGGCCGCTTCGGCATTCAGTGGCAGGAAGCCGTCAAGGCGCAACTGGGGTGGCCGGCATGAACGCACTGGTGCAGGTCCACGGCCAAATCGAAAGCTACCCCTCGCCGGTGCTGATGCCACCAGCTGAGGGCCGCGCCTACGTCCTCGTCAGGGACAACCTCAACGCGCCCTCCTTCGAGATCGGCGACGTGCTGGAAGTCGACTTGGGCATCACCCGCTGCCGTTGGGATGGCGTCTACGTGATCCTGCTCGGTGGGCGTCAGATCGTGCGGCGCGTGCAGATCCGGCCCGGCAAGAACGGGCGGCCCGCCTTCTACATCTTCACCACGAGCAACCGCGACCAGGGATTCTTCCTGTCCTTCGATGAGCTGGTGGTGCTGGCCGAGGTCAAGAATGTCTGCAGCGTGCGGAGGATCGGGTGAGCGCTCAAATCATCCAGTTCCCCAAGGCGCGCATCGCCCGAATTGCTCCTTCCACCGGGATGGCACCCCGACAGCAGCGGAAATCGGGGGGCGATCAGGTAGCGATGCAGGCACGCACGGAAGCGTTGTTCGAGCGCCTTCTGGCCGCAATCGAGCGAGCCCCGGAGCGCACGTCATGAGGGCGCGCGCTGCTACGCCTGAGCCCATCGCATGCGACTGCTGCGGGAAGGCGCTCCAGCCGGTCTATGGAACGTTCCATCGATCCGAGCGGGAGTATGGGTGGGCGTCCCTCCCCTTCGTCATCTGCGGCGAATGCTCCCTTGCGCACCGGGGCGGCTTCTCCGAGCAGCAGGTGACCGCCTGGGTGCTGGCGCGCGCTGCGCGTGCCGGCGACGAATGGCAGCGGGCGGTCCATCGCATCGTGACGGGGCGCGGCCTTGCGTGACGCTCTGGAGCCCTGACGATGGCACACATTCCCGAGCGGAACAGGACCAAGCACAAGGGCCGGCGGCCGAGCGACACGTTCGTTCGCTTGCCGCACTCGATGATGCAGTCTCCGACCTTCTTCGCCCTCAGCGGCGCGGCCATGAAGATGCTGTTGTTCCTGGCAGCGCAGTACAACGGCCGCAACAACGGCGACCTAGCGGCCACCAAGGCGATGGTGGAAGCGGCAGGCGTCTGTGCCGGGAGCAAAGCCAAGGAACTCCTGTCGCAGCTAGAGGACGCCGGCTTCATCGTGCAGACGCGGCACGGCATCAAGAAGCAATGCCACCTGTACGCCATCACCTGGTGCGGAATCGACACATGCGCTGGAAAGAACCTGGAGATTCCGCCGGGGCCACCACGCAACGACTGGAAGAAAACGCATCTTCAACACCCCTCAGGGGTGCAACCGAAAACGCAATCTCAACACCCCTCAGGGGCCTACCTAACACCCCTGAGGGGTGTAAAAGCGGCATGAGCAGAGCCATAAACACCCCTCAGGGGTGCAAAAATGCCCGAATCGGCACTTTTAAACACCCCTCAGGGGCCCCCCTTATAGATATCTACCAAGCGGGAGCGCAGCGGACGCTTGGGCTGTTGCTTTGCTTCACCGCTTCCAAGCCGTTCGCTGCTCGCGGGGTAACTGGAAATTCTTCCAGTGAGCACCGGCCGACGTTTCGGCTGATCCGCAAGCGCTTGGCTGCTGCCAGCAGTGCTACTAGCAGCCGGTGGCACTGCTACCAGCACTCGCAGGGAGGCAACGATGCAGCGCGATAGTCGAATCGCCCGCAGCTTGAACAGCCTGCTCGCCACGATGGACGGCCGTGACGACGAAACCGCCGCAATGCTGCGCCGGGAGGCCGAACAGCGCGGGATGTGGATCAGTGCAGACGGGAGAGTTGGGGAGGCCGACCTGGCAAAGCTGATCGGCCTTGCGCCTGGCACCTTGGCGAACAAGCGCAGGGAGGGAACCGCGCCTGAGAGCTTCGCGCTCGGTGGTGGCCGGCACAAGGTCACGTACCGGTTGACCGACGCCGCGCGCTGGCTTGAATCGCGCCGGCAGTAGATTGGGCAACGCAACCCCATGCAACCCCACGATGCCTGATGGTTGCTGCGCGCGCTGGGAATGACACTGGACTCCCGCAAAGGAGTCCTCCATGACCAGGCAAACCAAGATCACCCGCGGCCTGCAGGCCGTACGCGCAGAGTCCGACCCGAACGACGTGGCCGGCCTCGTTTCGGCGGTTACCGCTGCCTTCGATCAGTTCAAGGCCAAGCACAGCAGCGACGTCGAACAGCTGCGCAAAGGCCTGGACGAGGCAAACACGCAGATCGCAGCCTTCCAGATGAACGGCGGTGGCGGCGACGATTCTCCGGCTGCCGACCTGGACGGCGGCGGCATCAAGGTACTGCGCACGCCGGCCGACTTCCGGGCGCACTACGCCAGCCGGCGCGATGGCAACGACCAGCAGCGCAGCAGCGAAACCACCCTGACCGACTTCATGCGTGGCGTCGCTGGCATGAGCACCACGGAAGCCGCGATGGCCTCGCTCTCTGTCGGCACGGACAGCGCAGGCGGCTATGCCGTGCCGGACGTGGTGATGCCGGGCATTCTGTCCGCGCTGGTGCCTGCATCCTCGCTGCTCCAAGCCGGCGCCGGCATCGTGCCGATGGGCTACGGTGCCAAGTCCGTATCCACCGCGGCCATCGACACCCTGCCAACCGCCACCTGGCGCAACGAGCTGGGCAACATCGAAGAGAGCCAGCCCACCCTCCGCTCGGTGCAGTCCACCCCGCGCAGCCTCGCGTGCATCGTGCGCGTCTCGCGTGAGCTGCTGGCCGACGGCTCGGACGTGGACCGAGCGCTGCGCCAGGTGATCGCTCAGGCGTTCGCCAAGGAGCTGGATCGGGTGGGCCTGCTGGGCTCTGGCACGGCACCTGAGCCGCGCGGCCTGCGCAACACCGCCGGCATCAACGTGGTTCCGCTGGGTGCCAACGGTGCGGCCCTGGACAGCTACCGCCCGCTGCTCAAGGCATACGGCTCGATCATCGACGTGAACGCGCCGGCTCCGACCGCCGCCATCATGGCCACCCGCACGCTGATGGACTTCGAGGGCCTGACCGACACCACCGGCCAGCCGCTCCAGCGCCCGCGGCTGATCGACAGCATGTCCTTCGTGCCGACCAGCCAGCTCCCGGTGAACGAAACGGCCGGCACGTCCAGCGACGCCAGCGAGATTTTCGTGGGCAACTTCAACGGCCTGTACTTCCTGATGCGCGAGGCGCTGTCCATCCAGCTGCTGCGCGAGGCATACGCCAAGACCGGCGAAATCGGCTTCCTGTGCCACGTCCGTGCTGATGTGGTCATCAACTACCCGCAGCAGTTCACCGTCATCACTGGCGTGCGCCCTGCTGCCGACTGAGCAGGATGGACCAGCCGGCGGTGTCCACAACAACACCGGCAGGGCGAGGTTCGTACGCTTCGCGCTGATCGCCCCGAGCGGGCCCGGCAACGGGCCTTCCTCGCCGGTCCCGAACTTGCTGGCCGGGGGGCTTCAAAAGTCCCATCACCCCTGCTCCCTAGACCGACTGTCCCCCTTTCTTCTCGCATCCGCAATTCGAAATATGGGCCCTGGCCCAGGAGCAACAATGGCGAAGCCACGCATCCCCACGAAGAAAGCCAAGGTTTCCGGTGCCGCGCTGAAAGACCCCGGCCGGTTCAAAGACCGGAAGGAGCCCGCAAATCCCAACCCCATCGGGGCTCCCTACAAGGGAATGACGCCGGCCCAGGTGAAGGTGTGGAAGGAATGCGCGGAGAACATGCCTTGGCTCAACGCCTCCCATCGCCTGCTGTTGCGCCAAGTGAGCATCTTGGCCGCACGAATGGAAACCGATGCTGAGCTTGGCGTTTCGGCAATGCACGCACTCAGCGCGATGCTCTCCAAGCTCGGTGCCACCCCCACGGATGAGTCGAAGGTGGACCACCCCTCTGACGAGGAGGATGGCGATGAGAAATTCTTCCATTGATCGCCGGACCTATCCGGCTTCCCATTTTCAGAGGTAGTTCGCGATGAGCGAATCCAGCATTGGCGCCGCCGCCATCGAGATCACCGTGGACACGTCGCAGTTCACGTCCGCCATTGATGCGGCGAAGCGCGCGGTTTCGGACATGTCCACGTCCGCCCAGCAGCAGTACCAGCAGTTGGCCGGTGCCGAGAAGCGCCGTGTCGGCGAGCTGGTGCGGCAGGCCGATACCCTTGGCATGACCAAGGCGCAGCAGCTCGCCTACAACATCGCGCTGCGTACAAGCGGGGATATTCAAGATGAGCTGATTAAGAAGCTGGCCGCCCGTGAGGCAGCTACGAAGAGGGCCGGAATCAGCGAGGCGCAGTACGCTGCGGCCTTGCGCGGCACCCCCGCGCAGCTCACCGACATCTTCGTTTCCCTGCAAGGTGGGCAGCGGCCGATGACGGTCCTCCTGCAGCAGGGTGGCCAGCTGAAAGACATGTTCGGCGGCATCGTGCCGGCCGCCCAGGCGCTCGGCGCCCAGCTTGCCGCGATGATCAACCCGGCGACCATTGCGGCCAGCGCCCTCGCGCTTACCGGCATGGCCCTTTTGAAGGGAAGCCAGGAGTCCGTAGAGTTCGCCAAGGCGCTCGCGGAGAGCGGCAACGCGGCTGGCACCACGCGCGACCAACTGCTGGCGATGGCCGAGGCCATGGACTCCGGCGTGACAACTCAGCGTCGGGCCACGGAGGCGCTGGCAGCGGCTGCGCGCAGCGGAAACATTGCAGGTGCCAGCTTGCAATCCGTGGCTCAAGCCGCGCTCGCTATGGAGCGGATGACAGGCGACGCCATCGACAAAACTGTCGCCAAGTTCGAGGAGATTGGCAGGTCGCCGGTCGACGCATTGGCGAAACTCAATCAGGAGCACCATTTCCTGACGGCGGCGGTCTTTGAGCAGGTTCGGGCGCTTGATGAACAAGGCAACCGGCAGGAGGCCGCCCGCGTCGCTACGGAAGCCTTCTCCAGCACAGTGGTGAGCCGCTCCAGGGAAGTGGAAGAGAGCGTCGGGACTCTGGAGAAGGCATGGAGGGCGCTCAAGCTAGGGGCGGATGGAGCCTGGGATGCCATGCTTGGCGTCGGGCGGGATACGTCCAGCATGGCGAAGTTCAACGAGCTACACGCCAAGTTGCTGGAGATCGAAAGCCCCTCCAATTGGGCCTCATACGCCCATCTCGGGCCGAAGGGATCGGATGCAAGGCAGCAGGCCGCGGCGGACATTCGCGCGCAGATGGCTGCGATCCAAGATGAGAGCATCCGAGCCGCCAAAGCCGCCGAGGTTGCGCGCATTACCCAGCAAGCGAACGATGCAGCGATACTGCAGTCGCAGGAACTTGCTCAGTACCGAACTCGGCAGGAGAAGAAGGCAGCCGAGATCGCCCGCATCAATGGCGAGGCGCGCGCTGCAATCCTCAATGCCGAGAAGATCGGCGATAGGGAGCTGGCGGAGCGCCTGGCAAAGAATCGTGACGCCCTAATCAAGGGGGTGGATGCGAAGTACGCCGAAAAGCCGAAGAGGGAGGCCATCCATGCCGATCCAGCGCGAGCGCTAGCAGAACGCATCAAGCAGCAGATCGCCCTGAACACCGAGCAGTTGCAGGCCGAGGCGAAGCTCACGACGAGCCAGCGCCTGCGCGTCCAGGTGGAACAGGAACTGCTCGACCTTGGCGCCAAGGCAGCGCCGGAGCGCCGCGCCGAGATCAACCAGCTGCTCAAGCAACTGGACGCGACGGGCGAGCTGGTGGACGCCAAGGAGAAGGAGGCGCGCGCCACGGAGCAGCTGCAGCGGCTACAGGCGCAGATTCGGGTCTCCGAGGAGAACCGGCTTCGTGCCAACACCATCGACCTGCTGTCGTATGGGCGGGGTGGTGATGCCGTCGAGATGCTGCGCCGGCAGCTGGACATCCAGCGCGAGTACGAGGAAGGGTTGAAGCAGATCCGCGACCGGGGCGTGGCCGAGGATTCGGCGTCCTGGCGGCGGCAGGAACAGGAGCTGCGTGCGAGCCGCGAACGGATGCTGGACGCGGAGAGGGAGTTTCAGCAGCGGCGGTTGGCGCTGATGGGTGACTGGCGCGTGGGCGCCAATGCTGCGCTGGAGGACTACATGGCGGCCACCGCCGACGTTGCAAGCCAGTCCCGCGACCTGTTCGCCACCGCGTTCGGGGGGGCTGAGGATGCCATCGTGCGCTTCGTTCAGACCGGGAAGCTGTCGTTCTCGGAGTTGGCGGATTCGATCATCGCGGACCTGGCGCGCATCGCTGCACGGCAGATGATCACCGGCGTACTCGGCAATGCCCTGG